ATTACGTCTGCGGGCTGGGGAAGAGGATTATATGACATATTAGATTAAAAACCAGTTAGAATTATTATAAAAATAAGTTAGGGATTGGTGATTGATATTCATAATCACCGAAGTATCATTCTCAACACTTTTACCAATACCTGCTTGAACTGTAATACTATATGTAGATATATTATTTCCCTCGTCTTTGACGATGATTTTTTTACCTATACTTGGAGATGTTGGAAGAACTATTGTTACAGGAACACTTGCATTTACTCCAATATAATCATCAGTATCTGTTGCCTGATAGTATGTAGTAACTCCTGTGATGGATACAATACTTGTAATACCAACACCATCAGCAGCGTCCCCTACCCACTTTTTCAGAGACGCATTATATTTGAGAAAATAATTATCGGTCTTTGCAGTATTTCTATCAACATCATCAAGAAACTCTAAACGAGTTTCACCACCTCCACCTAATGTAGAAAGTTGCTGCTGAATACGATTGAGAAAAAGTTTATAATGATTTTGTAAGTCATCAAGTGTTGCGAACTTTTGGTCTAGTGGAGTTAGGGGATCACTAGTTTTAGTATTTGCTGGTGGATTTAAAAGTGATTCCTCAATCACTTCCTCTTCAAATTTTGGTATATTTTCTTCCTTTATTTGTGGATCAGTAGTTTCTACTAGTATTTCATTTACTGTAGATTTATTTTTTTTTACATTTGGTGTTAAACATTTATAAAAAGATTCATCCAAAATACCATCTAATGATACTTTGGATTGAATCTGTTCTATTACTTTATTTTTTTTCTTTTTACTTTTAGTAATAAAAGCGGTATTTAAACTTGAATAGAATGATTCATCAATAATTATATCAAAATCATTCTTCATCTGTTTCTAATGTTGGATCAAAGAGTTGAGCTGCAATTATTGGACGAATGTCATCAATTATATCTGTAGATTTGTTATACAGTAACTGTTTAATAGCATCTTCCATGTCTGATGCTGATGCATCTGACATAACCATTCCTACAAAATCATTAGTATCCATAAAAATTCCTATAAATCTACTTTATTTATAACTTACCGCCCTTGGGCATTTTCACACCATCGGCCTCTTGCCCCTTAGGAGCTTCGGTTCCAGTCTTTTTAATAGTTGGATCCTTTGTAGTTTTACCTAGACCTATTTCTAGATCCCTAGTATTTTGACGTTGAGTTTTTTTGATTAAGTCCTGACCAGTCTTATGAACATAATCTGTAGGCATACCAGTTTCCGGATCTGTCGGTGGTACTGGTGGAGGAATAATGCCAACCTCTCGCTCATAATTCATTTGATAATCATTTTCTAGAATATCATCCTCAGTCTGTCTCAAAATATGTTTTCTAACATAAGTTGTTGAGTAGTATTTTCCAATATATGGTTCAATTTGTTGAAGTAAAGATAATCTTTCATTCAGTAGTTCAGTTTCCTTAAGTTCTGCAAAGTGATTATCATACACATAATCGTATTGAATGTGATCACTCATATACTCCCAATCTTCAGGAGTGATAATATTTTTAAGAATTAGTTGTGTTTTTAGCATATCATGGAAGATATTACTAAATCTTTTTCTAAGTCTTCCTACAAATCTAGAGAACATAATCTCATCTCTAAGAATTTCTGAAGATCTTCCCAGATTGAAACCACCATCAGCAGCAATTCTAGACTCTGGAATACCTAAAGCACGATAGAGTTTCTTTTGAAAGTACTCAATATCTGCAAGCTCACCAAGATTTTGACCCCCAGGAAGAGTGGTGATTTCAGTACCACGACCACCTTCTCTGCGAGGTAGCCAGAAGTCTTCCATCATGCTTGTAAATTTCTTATCGTCCCTAACTTCTCCGGTTGACGCATCATAGACTAACTTATTCCTATATCGTGACATAACTTCACGAAGATATTGCTCAGCCTTTACCTTAGGTAGATTGCCGACATCGATATAGAATATTCTGCGTTCAGGTGCCCGAGACAGTCTATAAATTACTAGAGAGTCTTCAATCATACGAAGTTGATTGAGGGCCTTAATTGCCTTATGAAGATATGATAAAATTGTCTGCTTATTTCTATCTACAAGACCTGAGGTGATGAATGTTACAGAATCCTTGGCAAGTTTAACTCCCTTACCATAACCACTTGCACCAGTACTATATCCCTGACTCTTTGGAGTATATACAAAATATTCCTCAATCTCAGGAAAATCTAATTTTTCTACTCCAATTTCTCTACTGATAACATTGATATTTTGAATATCGATAATATTACGATTATCCTTCTTCTTCAGTTCTCTAACATACTTAATTTTAAGTGAGTCAATATAGCGAATTTCTTTAATTCCATTTTGAGGATTATCTAGATCAATTACCTTATGGTAATATACTCTCCCATCAACATACCAGTTTCTAAAAATTTCATGGGCCTTCTTATCAAAGTCCATGAGTTCTTTAATATATTTAAATTCCTGTCTAATAATTGTTTTGATGTTATCATCAACATCTAAATTAGATAACTCAATTTCTACAGGAGAATCATTTAAGTCAGAAACAATAGCTTCATTTACTACATCTTCAATAGCCTTATCAGCTTCTGGATGTAGTGACATCTCTCGATATCTCTTAATTAAATCATACTCGGTCTTATAAACACCTTCAATGTCTACATATTGACCATAAAAACCTGAAGAAATATAGTAATCGACCCCATCCTCGTTATTTGGGGGGACGGGGGATACCTGCTTCTTAGGTTTTTTTATGTTATCATCAAACGAGTAACCAAACAATCCTGCCATTATGTTTTGAAGTGACTTTTACCTATTTATCACTTAACATCAATGGCTTTATTTGAATCGTAGGATTCCCACCACTGCATCTGTAGGTCTACAGTAAATTCTTCAATTTGATTGTTTGCATCATATGCTAGTGAAATTCCGCCAACATTGGTTGGGAAAATTCCATACATGTGATATGCTCTGATAACTGGAATGTTATCAGCACTAGTAATTGCAGTTTGGGTTTGTGCTCTACCAAGTTGGTATACCCAAGCATCAGTTTGATAGTTAGCTGGATCAGTAGTACCGGAATTGTCGGAGTGCTTATTAATATAATTCATCCACCTTTCAAAGGAACTACGAACTGCAAAATCTGCATCATTAATGACCGTGACTTGCCAAGGATCAAAAGTTCTATCTCCAGCAATCTGAAGAGTACGACCTCTAAATGGAACTGGAATTGGTGAAATATTTGAAGCTGGAATTGATGAAGCCTTTACCAAGAACTTAATCTTATCTGTTAGCTGGGAGTCTGAAACTCCATTTGGAAGCGCAATTCTTGGAAATTTAATTTCAACTTCAAATAAATTGGGACGAGCACCGCCACCAGATAATCTGCCCTTAAAATTATCTAAAAATCTTCCCTCACTGCCAGAATTAGGAATTTGTTGATAGGATGCCATTAGTTTTCTCCAGTAGTATGTTTATAATATTAATTAAACTCTTCCAACAACTTCTTCAAAGGAAACACCTGTTCTTGTGGCAACAAATGTTAGACCAATGAAGTTAATGCTGCGAGCAGGCTTAACAAAAATATCAGCCCTAAATTCATTAGAATCAATAACATCTGGTGTGTTATTGGTCTCATCACAAATTACGATAAAGTCAGTAATTCCACGCTTAGCTTGGACATCACGAAGATATGGTTCAACAATATTTACAAAATTAGATCTTGTAATTGAATCATTAAATTCAAATAGTTGATCTCTAGCTGCAGCTTCAATACTTGATTCAAGAGAAATAAACAATCTTCTAACATTAATTCTGTCGAAGGCCGAAGCTTGTGCCAATCCTGTCTTATCTCCAAATAGGATAATTCCAGATCCTGGCGAATATATTACGGGATTAATTCTTCTGATGTATAGCTCATCTCTCTGTGCTTGCGATGGGTTATATGCAAGCTTAACCGCACCATTAATAACACCACGCTTTGAACCTGCAGGAGAGAACCATGGGAAATCATTTAAGGTGGTTCTACACATACAACCAGCAATATCTCCATTCATAGGTACATAGACAAACTTATTGTTGAACCTATCAAACATGTACTTGTAACCACTATCAAATACAGCATAAGATGATGAAGATAGGCCATCAAAGAACCCAATTATGTTATTTGTCTGAGTAGTTGTGTTTGTGATATTTACAACTGACGATCTGTGTGGTGAAATTACTGCAATACAATCCTTACGGTTTGATGCAATTGCGATCAGCTCGTTTGCCTTTGCCTGAGTTGTGAGCTTATCGTCATAACCCGAACCCATCATCAGGAAATTTATATCAAATTCTCTTCTATTGGTGAAAATTTTATATGAATTTATAACATCACCAAGTTCTGGATTATATTCTGGAGTAATATATCCTGAAGAACTTCTACCACCATAGGAGTTTCCTCCAAGTAGACTGTAGGTTCTTTTTCCACATACATTAAAATCAACTCCTTGAGCTAGTTGATTCCAGTTTTTTCCTCCAGTTCCTGCATATCCAACTGCAGTGAGGTTGTTTGGATCCGCACCACCATAGATATAGTTTGAAGTTGACGCCAGATAATCTCTATAGTATACTTTCTCCTGTGGGGAAAGTTGTGCATCCGTAGCCTTTGAGAGTCCAATCCACTTCTCTAAAATATTTCCACTAATTCCACTCACTGACCCAGAATCATCTACAACGACAATGTGCATCTCATCGTTAGAAGAACTTCTAGCAGATGCATATGCAGAAGTTCCAGGCTTAGGAGCAATAGAATTCCAATAAACAATCGAGTTATTTAATCCGAGAGTTTGTGAATTATACCAATCGGTTACCCGATGTACATTTGCTTGATATGTGAGAGAATTTGGTGCCCCAATTCCATTTGATGCTGTAGTATTTCCAATTGAAATTGCTGAAGATGCTGTAAAAGAATATAAGCTATACTTTGCTGAAGTTTCAATTCCTGTTGAACTTACTTGACTGAGAACTTTTACATAAATTTCACTAACCCCAACTCCAGTTACAATTCCCTTCAGATATCCGTTTAGGCCCGAAGTGGTGCCGATACCTGCAATACCACCACTAATTGATTGTGTTACTGCTGTTCCAACAATAACATTAGTTGTTGATACTAGAGTTGGTCTGGTAAATGATGCTAAAACGCTTGTTGTTGCAATACCAGTATTAACTGTTCCTTGAGAAATTGTAATTGAACTGTTTCCAATTCCTAAAATTGTAGTATTTGCCAGAATATATGTGCCACTAATTACATCACCAACTAAGAAACCTGCAGTAGTAACTCCTAAATTAGTATCACCTACAACATCCAGTGTTACGGTGGTTGTTCCTAGAGATACTTGAGTGATGCTTGTTGTAATGCCAGTAGCAACTCCGCTTAGAGTTTGATCGGCAAAATTGTCGATAACACAGACCTTGACATCATTTGCCCAAGTTCCTGGAGTTTTAGCTGCCCAATGCCAAGAGGAAGATGATTGGGATATGTAATCATCATAATTTTTAATTTTTACCGAGGTTAGTGATGATGCAGCACCTACTGGGGAGTTCGCATTCCCCAAATTAGTACCATCACATCTTACAACTCTTAGGGTTCCACCATAAGTGAGATAGTTTGATGCAGTATACCAGTATTCATACTGATTACTATTTAACTCAGGTTTGCCAAAAATGCCAATTAATTGTTGCTCATTCTCAATTAGAACTGGCTCTTCTACGGGACCTCTTGCAAATGGACCAGCAACTGCTCCAACCACTTGAGACGATGAACCGACTCTACCATTGGTTAAATCGACTTCTCTAACTTTGACGCCAGGTGAAACTAACCCTAAAGCCATTTTAATTCCTCTAAAATCTTCATTTATCCTATCAAATATTTATACATTCCTTGGGTTTTAACGATAATCCCACATATATGCTCTATCACCGTATTCGTCAACATTCCATTTTTCAGTATATGCATTTTGTGTAGCACCTTCTACTACCAACCAACGATCTCCAGTATTATCATCTATCATTACATTTTCACCTTCAAGTCCATCCACAATAAACCCAAATGGTGACATATCCTGTTCAATTTGATTTCTTTGTTCTTCATATATTCTTTTACGAACATCATTGTCCGTCATTTCTTTAAAGTATGGTTGTATAACTAACCATGAG